AGACTCTGAAAGTCTTAAGTTGCAAGCAATAGCCCTTGAAGAAAGAAGAGTAGAACGTTTAAGTAAAAATGAATACTTAGATGAAAATGAAGCACTCGCTAACAGAGCATCAGGCAATTTTGAAACGGGTGATATTATAACTATTGGTCAAAAGAAATTTACAGTTGATGCTACTGCTGATGGAAGGATGTTCTTTGCACTTAATGAAGATCAAACTCCAGAAGTACGGAATAAAAATGACCTTACGTTAATAGATGTGCCAGCAATCGCTAAATCCATAGCGGACTGGTGGAACGCAGAGCCTCAAGAAACTTTTTTAATTAAATCAGAAGGTTTAGACAGTGGCTGGTTAGAAGTTAATAAAGAAGAGTTAGAGTATTTGAGATCTACAAATTCTGCACTAGTTGATGCTGACAATGCTTCAATTATTAAAAAAGACTCAGAAGAAGGAAAAGCAGTAAATCCGTACAATATAAAATCTATGAGCATGAATAGTTTAAAAAAGATGTTAAAAAGTAAAGGTTTAAATACAGGTGAAGAATAATGGCTGAGCAAACTAATGAAGAACTCCTACAAAAAATGTATGGCAGAACTACTTTACCTAAAATAACAACTAGAATAGATAGTAATGCAGATCAAGTAGATTTACAAGAACAGACTCAAGCTGGTCAGTCTGATGAAGAACTCTGGCAAAAGATGTATGGAACTTCTCCAACTACTAAAAAAAGAGAAACTGCATTTGAAGGCAACGTCAGTACATCAGATAAGTTAAATCAAAAAGATCTACTACAACCTAGCAGAGTAAATACTATACGTGAGTACATGATAGCTAAGAATGGAATAGACTACGAAGACATAGATGATGAGAATTTAATAGATGACTTTGTAGAGAACATGCGTTGGTTTAACACAAACAGCATATCTACTGCAGGCGAAGTAATCTTTATGAATCGTGCTAATGAGCGTGAGAAGCAAGTAGCAGGCGAGGCATACAAGCTATATGATCAACTAAGTAGCTTCTGGACTAACGATGGGCTGTATGGTAAAGCTGAAGGTATCTTTGATTACATCAAAGCTGCAGCATCAGACCCATCCAACTACATAGGACTAGCTACAGGTGGCTTAGCTAAGGCTGGTACAATAACTATTGCTCAAGGTGGCAAATTAGCAATTAAGAAAGCTGCAGCAGACGCAGCTAAACGTGCCACTAAAAGAGGCTCTACTAAGAAAGCTGTAGTTAAAGCACAAAAAGAAGCTGAAGAAGCTGTATCTAAGATTATACAAAAAGGAGAGTACAGTGGTCCTAGAGCTAAAAAGCTTAGAATAGAATTTGCAGATAACGCTAAGAAGACTGTAGTAGCTGAGCGTCAGCAGGCTGCAGCAAAACTAGCTGTTGCAGAAAAGACTAAAGGCGCTGGGCGTAATGCCCTTTTAGCTACTGCTGTAACTGATGGTGCAATAGCTTACATGCACGATGGCATGATTCAAGATGTATACATAGAAGCTAATTATCAAGAGCAGTACAACCGCACACAGGCGTGGATGACTACAGCTATGGGGGGCTTAATTGCGCCTGCTGCACAGCTAGTTGGACGTAGATTTAAAGGTGCGTCAGGCTTACAGGGCGGTATAGATAAGCTGGACTTACTTGCACGTACAGGTCCTCTGCAAGACTCACTGCCTATGCTAGACAAGAAATCTCAAAAGAAAGCTGTAAAGGTTGTACGTAAAGCGTATGATTCATGGGCTAAAAAAGTAAAACGAGGCAAGAATAAAGGTGCTTCTATACTACCTGAAGATGTGTTCGCCGATATTATATTAGGCCCAAGAGCTATACTAGATGATCTTGATTCGCCTAGAGTGGGTGGAGGACTGACTGATATTGCAATAGAAGCTGGTATTAAAATAAACAAGAAGACGCCTGTAGGTGACGTATTAACTAACATGGTTAGATACTTACCAGAAGAAGACTACATAGAAATATCAAAGTTGATCGAGGGTTCTACTGCAATTAAACTAGGTGAAATAGTAAACAGTCCTGTAGAGCTAGGTGATATTATAGCCTCTAGTATAAGTGACTTAGGTAGATCTATGAGTGTCTTATCTCAGTCTAGAAGAAGGATAAATGATGCAGTTGTTGCAGGCAATGATGTTCTACTAGCAGCTACAGGCTTTGACGATGGAAAGAAACTTGATGACGCTATAAACAAGCAGCCCTTTGGCTATGCTCAGAATGTGTGGAAACGTTTGCTTGTGTCTTCCCCAGCTACAACTGCACTTAACTTAGCAGGCTTCGGTGCGTTTGCATTTGGACAGTTAGCTGTTGATTTGATTAATGCTGGTGGTGTTGCAGCTAAAGCAGTACTAACAAATGACAAACAACTTATGAGGCAAGCCAAGGTATACATACGTGTACAAGGTCAGAAGATGAGAAACTTTGCAGATGCCCATACTACATACGAAGGTTACATGGCTCTACTAGATGCTGAGCCTGCAGTTAAGAAAGTATTGTTTGAGACTATAGGTGCTGGCGTAGAACGTACATCTAAGCAGTATGGCATAGATGCATCTAAAGGTTTTGCTTCTGCAATAGAAAGAGGTGTTGGTGCAGCCAACGATCTAACTGGTGTGCGTATTCAAGACAGCTTAACTAAGTCTCAGATGTTCATGGGTGAGTTAGACAAGTACATAGACCTTAAATATGGACGTACTTTAGATGATGTCTTAAGAACAGGTGATATGAAACTTATTGATGAAGAGGTAACAGGTCAAGCTCTGGATACAACTATGAGATCTGTCTTCGCTAAAGATTATACTAAAGATAAAGGTGTCGCTGCAGGTTTAGCTAAGATTGTTGAAAACGCTTCAGCTACACCGGGTATAGGTCTTATACTACCCTTTGGTAGATTTATGAACAACGTTGTTGCATCAGCTTATCAGTTCTCGCCACTTGCATACTTGGGTGTAGCGAAAAAGATTATGAATAAGTCTGGCACTAAAATACAACATAGAGAGGCTATTTCTCGTGCTACCGTAGGTACTGTAGCGTTAGTTGCAGCAGCCCGTTTATCTGAGGCACAACAAGAACAAGGCTTAGGTACATTTGAGCTACGTCAAGGTAGTTCTGTTGTAGATGTAACTAACGTGTTCCCTCTATCCTACATGTTAGCTGCAGGTAAAGTTGTAAACCATATGGTGATGGGAAAACCTATAACGTCTGAGATGGAACGAGATTTAGGTGAGCAATTAGCTATAGGCCAGATTGCTAAAGATATGCAGTTTGGTACAGACTTAAGTAGCGTTCTAGATTACTTTAATCCTCTAGGTGGTAAGGACAGTGGCGGTGAGCGTGAGAATATGTTACGTAGTTTCTACAATGCATTTACTGAACCAGGAAGAGAGATAGTAGAAGAGGGCGGTGTCTTTAAAAGGACATACGAGTTAGGTGCAGATGTATCTGAAAGCATAGGTAAACCTGTAGGTAACATTTTGGCTGGTGTATTCCGTCCACTAGACCCTCTTAATAAACTAGTAGGCTTTCTTACAGAGACAGACACAGCTAAAGATGTACGTCAGGCTCGTGGCTATGGTAAGTTTAATCAGTCAGCTACAAAGTATTTTGATAATATCTTAGAAGCAATAGGTGGACAAACAGAGACTATTACAGGAGAGAGCCTTAGAGTGGCATCTAGGGAAGGGGAACTGTATGACCCCAACCCACTAGCTCGTATCTTTGGTATAAAGTTAGTTCCTGGAAGAACAGCTACAGAAAAAGTATATTCTCTTTCAGGTATAAAAGGCTGGTCTAAGGATCAACGTTCTAACATGCCAGCTTACGACAGGATCTTTAATGAGACTATGGCCCCCATATTAGAGAGGCGTATGGGTAAGTTATTAAATGACCCAAGGTTTAAAGCTAAAAATATTACAGAGAAAAGAACGGATGTAAATAGTGTAGTCGCAAACATAAGAACTATGGTGCGTAAGATGGTTCAGACTCAATCACGAGGCGAAGACTATTTAGCAACCATAAGATACAAAACTATGGGCAATGGTAATAAAGAACAAAAGGCTCTAGCCATGAAACACATGCGTGACATGGGAGTTAAAGTAGGCATAAGAGATATGAACTATGAAGAGCTAAGAATGTTTAACGCTAACATACAACTTCAAAAGATGAGGGCGGCACAGTAAGACTAAGGTGGGGGTGCTTCACAGGTATCCCTCCACACCCCCTAGCTTACTTTATACCATGCGTATCTGCAGAGCGTCTAGCCCACAGCAGTGCAGTCGTAAGGTTCTGCTTAACTACATCTAGCTCAGTTGTATCCCAGAGATTAGCATCTAAGTACTCCTCAACCCATGTGAAGTGATCAAGCAGACCTTCTTCAAACACCTGTCTCTTACTGTCTACATGTTCTTTAGCTTCACGTTCTAGTTTCATGTTCTTTGTTCCGCTTTAAATAGCTTATTGCATTTTCTAGACCCTCTACATTATCTCCTAGATTACCTATACCTGTATTACAGTTGCGACATATCCATCCCCTAAACTGATTTGTTACATGGCAGTGATCTAACATAAATCTTCCTCCTTTAGGTTTTGTATTACAACAATCACAAAAAACTAGATTATTAGGTTTTGCGTTTTCTCTGTGTAACCTGTTTAAAGAATCACTGTAGAATTTAAAGCAAGGCTTGCAGTACAAACTGTTTCCTGTTGGTACGTAGCCTCGTTTCTTTCCGTTATTAGTATAACTTAAGTCCGTCAAAGAAAACAGACGCTTCGGTTTATGTGTGTTGCACTTAGGGCAGAGGCGGGTTTTACTGTTTGCATCATAGTCAGGCTCTAGGTTAATTATATCAAACATCTCTAGTTGCATTACAATTCCTTAAGTAAGCAGTTTAAACACTTGCTTAGGTGAGGAAGTTATATTGCTGGTGCTGCTGCAAAGAATGATGTAATGTAATCTACCGTGTTTGTTGTAACACCTAAAGCTACAAACATCTTTAACGACACTACGAATAATGTTTCTACCATTTTATTTCCTTTTAAGTTAAGTCTACAATTTCACAGCTATCACCAGAACACGCCAGTGTCTGACTACCTGCGGTATTATCTTCTTGCTCGTACTCCGATAGTTCCTCCCAGTTAATTGTAGTTGGCATACAAGAGAGCAATTTCTCGTAGTCCTCCTTACTGCAATCTTGATAAGGTGCTTGCTGATACGTATGCTCATTGAAGGGCAAGAACGACACACCACTCATTTCATCAAAGTGTTTGTAAACAAATGCTCCTACTTCAAGCCACTCCTCTGAATTAACATTGATAGTCACCGATGGCTTATGCTCACACCAGTGTCTCTGATAAGCTAACCACATCTCCAGTTGTTGAATTGCAGTAGTGTCCTTAGTACAGACTGCACCATCAGGAGACTTCTGAGGAAAGCTAAACACTACTGTTGTGTCAGGCTTCATAACACAAGGCTCACTAGGCACTCCTTGGTCTTTCATAAACTGAGTCAGAGGGTCTTTAACGTCACCCCTAACAGTACGAACATAATAGGGGGAATGACGAGGGTGCACCCCACTGCTCGATGATACCATTTGAGATACCGTTCCTGATGGCTTAACACAAGTGATAGCAGTAGAAACAGGGATGCCAAGGCGCTCAGCCCACTCAGCGTTAGTAGAGACAGCAATAGAACGTAAGTGCTCAAGGGTTTGCTCCAATCCTGCGTTAACTGTTGTAAGTAAGGGGTTGTCCATTATCCCTGTGAGTGACACACCCAGCAGGCGTTCTTCTTCTGTATTTCGCACCCACAGTTTTCGCAGATAGGGGAACTTAGTGAAGGTAGACTGAATAGTACCCAATATCGTAGCGATACGAACTTTTCTCTCAAGGTCTGCAAGACTGTCTGTTGCACGTACTACACACTCCGTTAAATTACACACTTGCCCTGAGCGTAATATGATCTCACTGCAAGGGTTAGTGCCAAAGTCATGGTCTGTATCACGCCTACCATTCTTAGCTGCTTGCTTCTTAGCTGCCTCACGGTTGAAGATACCACGCTCACCTGAGCCTGACTCAACCAAAGACATCCACTCACGCATGAAGGATAGACTGTCAGGCTTCTCAGTGTAACACACAGAGTTGTTAGCTAACGCACGATGTGGGTTGTTCTCCCACCATGCACCTGACTTAGCGTGACGCATCTTATCATCAGACAGATTTGATAGGCTGATTGTTGCTGAGCGTCTCACGCCCCCAACTACCACTACTTCACCAATCTTACACATAAGGTCATGGCATTCTATGCTAGACAGGCGGCGTCCTTGTGCAGCCTTGAATGTAGCTATGGCAAAGTTAAACAAGTCTATCAGTGGCGCTGGGCCTGATGCCCTACCACCAAACGTCCTGAGCCTAGCACCTGCAGGGCGAACTCTGCTGGTATCCCACGTAGGTATCTCTCCGCTGTACAGTAGAGCAATGAGTTGACGCAGAGCTTTAGACCAGCCCTCTTTGCTATCCTTAACAACGATGTTAGTCTCACTGTCAAACAACGTAGGTACGTCTGGTAGTTTCTGGACGTACTGTCTCTCGACAGAGAAGCCTACACCTGTGCCACACATAAGAACGTGCATAGCTTCATCAAAGGCTACGATGTTATCTATAGCTATGTAAGAGCAGTTGTACATACTAATGTTGTCTCGTGCTGCGGCTGGGCCTGCAGTCATTAGCGCTCTCATGCTAGGCATAACTTCTAAGCTAAGTATGGCTGATTCAATGTCCTTAGTGTACGAGTCCTTGCCCCCTACAGGATGTACAACGTACTCCATGTATCGTGACACAGTTTCAGGCCACGTTTCTCTACGGCCTTCTTTGTCTAGCCAACGTGCATAACGTGACGTATGTATGAAGTGCTGATAGTCTGTCGCAAAATAGTTACTCATCTGTTGTCTCCTGATCCCTGTAACACACCACGCTCTTGGCGGCTATCTAGTTTCTCTATGTTCATCTCTGCTACGCTACGTAAGCTACCCCCATAAAAGTTAGACAAGGCAGCTACATAGAATAGTACGTCACCTAATTCTTTTAGCATACCTTCCTTATCTAGGATAGCACCGTCTCTCAAACTCTTCTTTAGCTTCTCAGCTATCTCACCTGCTTCCCCTACAAGACCAAGGGTGTTCTCGAATTGTCTTGTCTGTCCTTTAGTTAAGATCTTGCCTTCTACCCACTGGCTGTAGGCAGCTAGTTCATTCTTTGGTGTGCCATCTTCGTTGAACATATCATAATAAGGATCATAGTCTGGTGTCATTGTCGCTCCTTTACAAATAAGTTTTCTATATTAATATCGTCAGTGTCATAAAAAGTATCTAACACTAGGTCTTGGACGTCTGTTGTATGGGAGTGCTCATCTGAAGACAGTATGTTATTCTTCTCTTCAAACTCCATAACAAACGTAACACTAAATCGCTTCTTCATTATAGTGTATCTACCCACCTCTGTCGCAGCCTACCTAAATACCAGATAGCTTTATCTATATCTTCTAGGCCATTCTTGTACTCACACCTCCACATATACTTCAGCACGTTAGCTGCGTGTGGTGCTATAGAGCCTGACATGTTCTCTGTCATGGCTTCAATAGCATCTATGCATTCTATGCCAGCCTGATTGTAGTGCAGGGGCTGGTTGACAGGATCAAGTGTTTCTACGTTGCTCATTATGCGTTACCTTCTGTTTTAGTGAATGCTGTAAGTCTTATTACTTTGCCTTCTGTGCCTTCTACCTCTTCGTATATAGGAGGTCTTTTCTTCATTTCAAGGTCTATTATATCGTTTCTGCGTTCTTCTACAGTATCGTACACGTAATCATCATAATTCATTACGTCTAAGAAGGCCCCTAACATAGTTATTAAATCTATTAAGTGGCTCAAGTCCCTCTTCTTTATGGTACTGTCTTTGTGCATTGCGATAGCAGTAGCTATCTCTCCTGACCAGTTACCATTGTCATCGAACTCAACAGGCTTAATTAGAAAAGCTATCTCATCAGGCTTAATAGTGTAGGTCACTTGTCCCTCCTAGTTTCCTTAAGTACAATACGTTTAGCTGACATTACTCTGCCTCTTTCATTTAACCACTCCTCAGGTATAATTCTATGTGACCACATAAATTCATTCTTGTCGCACCACTCGTAGTACCTAGACTTAGCACCCTTGTATAGCTTAGCCTTTGCATTACTAAATACAAACCTAATGTCTAGCTCTGGATGTTGCCTCTGTATCTCTGTGTGCTTACGCCTGTCTTCAGAGTCAAACATTCCTTTCGTTTCAATTATGATACCATTGTCTAGTATAAAGTCAGGCGTGTAAGTACGATAGCGTAGGTCTTCCCATTCTATCTTTAGTACTTCATACCTGACCTTATGTTGAATAGGCTTGAGGAACGCAGCAACCTCTTTCTCTAGGCCGCTGCGATACCTGCT